AGCAGTACAATCATATTTAAGAGAAGCAGGAACTGCAACTATTTGTAGAGTAGCAGGTGTAGACGGATATACCGAAACTGCTCCTATACTATTAACAGCAACCTCTGGTGCAGTATCTGCATCGTTGGGTATTTTATTTAATACATCAACTGCAGCAAACGCAGGTTTTGCAGGAACAATAGTTTCAGGTTCATCTGTAAATGGTGATTTTTTACTTTCAGGTTCAAATGCAGGATTATTATCAGCATCTTTGGATTCAGCTGATACAAATGATATTGAAGCAGTATTTGGTACATCTCCACTTGGTTCTAAAAAACCTTATGTATATGGATTCTTTAAGAATACATCTATGGGCTTTAACACAAATACATCAACTACGGCTAGTGTATTAGGAAATCAATTGTTCACATTCGATGCACAAGAAGCATTGACACCAATGATTAAATCACAAACTATTAGTGGTGAAAGATATGACCTTTTCCAAATTCAAACAATCGGAGCAGGTAATAGAGCAAATACAAAAATTAAAATTGGTATTACAAATATTAAAGCAGCTGGTTCTGTAAATGGTACTGATTATGGTACATTTACATTAGTTGTAAGAGACTTTACTGATACAAATAAGAAAAAAGTAGTATTAGAAACATTCTCTAATGTAAATTTAGACCCTAACTCTCCTAACTATATTTCAAGAGTAATTGGTGATAGAAAAAGAGAAATTGATGGTGATGGTAAAATAACTGAAAGTGGTGATTGGGTAAACAATTCTAAATATATTAGAATAGCAAGCTTAAATGCAAATGCACCTGTTCAAGCAGTACCATTTGGTCATTCAGCATATAAATTACCTATATCAGCATCATCTGCGGTAGGAGCTTTAGTTCCGGCAGTAACTTTCGTAAGTTCTTCTACAACTGTATATGGTGGTATTGATTTAGATGGTAATACTGATAACTCAATCTACTTAAAACCAATTCCAACAGGAGCAGGTGTAGGTTCAAATTTAGTATTCGGATTGGATAGTGCAGCAACTAACGGAACGGCTTTAGCAGTTGGTTCAACTTCTGCACAATTCGTTGTAGCATTCCAAGAAGGTTTTGATGGTATGAATCCAGCAACTCCAATCTATAAAGGAGAATTAATAAACGCAGGTAACTCACAAGGTTTTGATTTAACAAATTCAACATCATCTGGTTCAGTAGCATATGGTAAACACATCGCAGCTTTATCAAACGCAGACGAATTTGATATCAACATGGTAGTAACTCCTGGTGTTATCAGAAGATTACATAGTTCAGTAGTAACTTCTGTTTTAGATATGGTTGAACAAAGAAATGATTGTTTCTATATTATGGATTCAACATCTATAAATGATTCAATTACACAAGTAACAACAGAATCTGACGCAGTTGATTCAAATATGGTAGCAACTTACTATCCTTGGGTTAAAACAATCGATGTTAATACAAACAAATTAATCGCAGTACCACCATCAGTATTACTTCCAGGTGTATTCGCAGCAAACGATAGAGTAGCAGCAGAATGGTTCGCACCAGCAGGTTTGAATAGAGGTGGATTGGTAGGAGCAGTTAGTGTATTGAATAGATTAACTCAAACTGAAAAAGATACATTATACGAAGGTAAAGTGAATCCAATCGTTCAGTTCCCAGGACAAGGTATCGTAGTATTCGGACAAAAAACTTTACAAGATAAACCATCTGCATTAGATAGAATCAATGTAAGAAGATTATTATTAACAGTAAGAAAATATATAGCGTCTACTTCAAGATATTTAGTATTCGAACAAAATACTTCTGAAACAAGAAATAGATTCTTAAACATCGTTAACCCTTATTTAGAATCAATCCAACAAAGACAAGGTTTGTACGCATTCCGTGTTGTAATGGATGAAACTAATAACACACCAGATGTAATTGATAGAAACATTATGAAAGGAGCTATCTACTTACAACCAACTAAAACGGCTGAATTCATTCAAATTGATTTCAACATTTTACCAACTGGTGCAGCATTTAACGGATAATTTAGAAAATAGATATTTATAATAGAACAATAAAAATAAAAAGAAATGCCAGATATTTTAACCTTTGATAAGATGTTTTATAAGAATTTCGAACCAAAACTTGGTAACAGATTCATTATGGAAATCAACGGTATCGAATCATACATCATCAAAACAGCAAATAGACCAACTTTCACATCGGAAGTAGTTGAATTAGACCACATCAATGTAAAAAGAAAGATTAAAGGAAAATCTACATGGGATGATGTTACTATCACTCTTTATGACCCAATTGTACCATCAGGTGCACAGCAAGTTATGGAGTGGGTTAGACAATCACATGAATCATTAACAGGTAGAGACGGATACTCTGCATTCTATAAAAAGGATATTACATTCTTCTTATTAGGACCAGTTGGTGATAAGGTTGAACAATGGACTTTAAAAGGTGCATTTATCACTTCGGCAAACTTTGGTGAATTGGATTGGGCATCAAATGACCCATTGTCAATTGAATTAACATTGGCATATGATTACGCTATTTTAGAATACTAATCTAAAAAATATAAAAAGAAAGGGGATGCAGAAATGTTATCCCCTTTTTTATTTTTTTGAAAACATAATATATATAATAAACACATTAGTTATATTATGGAACAAAACATTGAACAACAAGTTACGAGAGGTTTAGGTAATACACCAAATCAACAATCAAGAAAAGATTATCCATTTCCAACGGAAGTTATTAGTTTACCATCAAAAGGATTGGTATATCCGGAATCATCTCCACTATCATCAGGAGAAATTACAGTTAAATTAATGACTGCAAAAGAAGAAGATATTTTAACTTCTACAAACCTAATTAGAAAAGGTATTGTATTGGATAAATTATTAGAATCAATTATAGTTGATACGTCAATAAACATTAATGATTTACTAATTGGAGATAAAAATGCTATTTTGATTTCATCAAGAATATTAGCATTTGGTCCTGAATATGGTGTTACAATCAATGACCCCAATGAAAACGAACCGGTTGAAGTAAAAGTTGATATGAGTCAATTAAAGATTAAAGAAATTGATGAAACTAAATTGAATAGAAACAACGAATACGAATTTATTCTACCTAAAACCAAAACTCCAATTAAGTTTAAGATAATGACTCATGGTGATGAAGTTGCAGTAAATAAAGATATTGAAGCAAGTGAGAAAATCACAAAACAAGGTAACGATATACAAGCTAGATATAGAAGATTAATAACAGAGATTAATGGTAATAGAGAGATTGGTTATATAAGTAATTATGTAGCTAACCAATTATTAGCAGCAGATTCAAAGGCGCTTAGAAAACACATTTCTGAAATGTCACCGGATGTTGATTTAACCTTTGATTATACTTCACCTTTTACTGGCGATACGGAGGCGCTTAAAGTCCCATTAGGGATTAACTTTTTTTACCCTGCCGACTAATTATAGTACTTTTTTACATAAAAAAATATTTAGTATGGTTTATTCGTCTAATGGAGGTTTCAATTGGTCGGATGTATACTTCATGCCTATTAAATTGAGAGATTTCTATTGGAACGAATTATTACAATCAAAAGAAGCCGAAGCAGATGCGCTTAAGTCTGCATCAAAAGGAGTATCTTCTTCAGCAAGACGTAGATAAACAATTTAATTTTATATTTATATAAGAATACAAAAAAATAAAGATATGTCAAAACTTTTATTTGAAAGAAATGTGTTTCAAAAACTATTGGATTTGTTTTTCAAAGCAAAATCAAATGGTAATGAAGACCAGTATATTTCTAAAATCAAACATGCAAATCCAGAAGTAGCAGATGCATTCGCAGATTTGAATAGACAGTTTGTAAAAAATGCATTATTAACCAAAAGAGTTCTTCAAGATAGAGGATTGGATACATCCAAAGTAGATGATTTTCTTAAAAAATATTATAATAAATTATAATTTTTATAAGTGGCAGATAACAAAAGATTAAGTCAGTTAAAAAAAGAAAAAAAAGAACTTCAAGATAGAGATGTATCTGGTATAACTGACCGTGCCTTTGATAAAAGAATTAAACTAGAACAGAATGTAAATGATTTAATTGAAGAAAGAATTGAATTAAATAGGAAAACTCTAGACGATACGGAAGAATATAAATCTTCATTAGAAAGTATTGGTAAACAACTTGGTAAAAATAGTGCATATTATGATGAGTTAGTAACTGCAAACGCAGATTTAGAACTATCATTGACTGGTATATCCGGTATTCTTAAAAAACAAAACGCATTTACAAAAGAACAAATTGAGAATGCAGAAGATGTAGCTGCCGCATATAAAAACGGCCGTATAGGTTTACAAAGTGCATTTGCTGAACTTGTAAAAAATAAAGATGCAAATGTTGATATAGAAAAAATTATAAAAGAACAAGTAAATACCCAAAAAGAATTTGCGAATAGTATAACCGATACGACAAAAGATGCAGCTGACTTAAAGGCGATGTTTGAAGCAAACGCAGAAACCATAGAAGCAATGGGTGGTGCACTAAAAGCTGCGGCCAAAGATATGAAAAACATCCAAAAGTTAGGAGACAAGATAGGTCAT